TTGGTATTCTGTGACGAATTAACTGCTTGTTGGATAGTCGAATTTGCATTTAATTGTGCTTGAGTCGCCAAATATACTCCACCTACAGTAGAACCATCATGTACGGTAACTGTATCTTGGTCGCTGTCTATAATTATTTCGCCATTTGCTCCAGTAATACTGGTCAAACTAGTTGTATTATATCGTCTAAATTGTAATGTTTTTGCCATTTTTAAACCTTAATTAAGAATTTAATAAATCGAAACTGCCTGCCTCGGTTAACATATCGTCTATTCCAAATTGTAACATCAAATCTCCATATAGTTTTGATGAATCTTGAACAGAATGAATATCTGGCGTTTCTGTGATTGTAGTTGTATAGGTGTATTTATCATTAGCCGTAGCGCTATCAGGATTAGGAGTAACAACAATTTGAGCTAAATTTAAAGGTACTACTTGATAAGAAGTAAATACATAATTTGAATTTGAAACCAGTCCTATAATAGGTTCTGTCGAAACAAAATTACCATTAATTTCTTTCAAATGTAATATATTATTTGACCAAGAAACAACTTTACCTGTAGCTGCAGCGGTATGAGCAGAATATCCTTGATAAACAACTTCGCCAGTTTGGTATGTTCCTGTGCCTGTTTGGGCCATATTAAAAGAAACAACATCTGTTGAAGTAATATTACTTAATATATTTGTAATTGAATTACTAATCAAACCAGTATCAGAAATTTTACCAAATATGTATCCTTTAACTGTAAAATTTAAAGTCCAAATAATCATTCTTGTTTCAGAATTTTTATCACCTTCATATTCAATTTCATGTGAAGCTGAATTTAAAATAATAGGAACTTCTTTAACAACACCTAATTCTGGTACCATGTTAATTTTAATTGTATAATCCGGAGCAAAAAAAGGAAGAATGTGTTCTATAATTTGTGTGCCATCTTCTATATTTCTAACATACACATAAAGATTAAAATCAAAATTATAAGGTACAGGATTATATTGTGATACTACACCAGATGATGTTCTAGCAAATGTTTTTAAATTTGTATTTAATTTTCTACTTGAATCGTAAGAAAATCCAGACATTTCAAAAGACATTCTAGGTAATGCTATTTGAATTTTTTTATCTAATCCTGGATCATCTTCTAAACGTTTTACATATAATTCTTTTGTTGCATAGACAATAGGAACTAAAACTCTTTCGGCTTCAGTTAAATCAGGATTGTACCGCACTAAAGTAATATTATTGAATAAATTACCAAATCCAATAACAAGCTTTCGAATAGCACGATTATATGTTGGTGTTGACATTATATGTTACCAAAAGGATTGGATTCAGAAAAATCAATAATTGAATTTGCTGATTGGTTAATATGCTTATTATCATAAGTTTCATTATAAGAATTGTCTAACATAGGATCATAACTTGTTAATATATAACGAGCATTGCTTGAAGCACCAACAAGAACTTGATTATTAATAAATTCACCAGAAATATTACTGACCATTAATGCATTAGCAGAAGGAGTCCAAGCTTGTACTACAGCTACAGATGTTGCATTGGCTTGAGTTTGATCGGCCGCTTGATAAACAGTTTCATGTATTGTAAAGTTAACAACATCACTAACACGATTACCGGTAATTAATTTAATCATATAACCAGAATCATTAACAATATGGTCAATATCTTCAACACCAGTATCGATAATTTCTTGTGAATATTTAAATTTCTCTAATCGTAATTCATAAAAATAAGGTTGTTTACGACCTAACATGGCCAAATCTTTTGCTTGTTCAGTAAAAGTAATTTCGTATAATTCTCCAGTACCATTTAAAAAAGGAATATAAACTAAATCACCTTCTCTTGGTCTTGTAAAAGCATTTTGTGGAACTCTTTGTTGAAATGCTCTACGAGAAACTATAACACTCACAACATCTTTAATTTCTAAACCAAACTTTGAGAAAAATTCTTGTTGACCTTGATAATCCATTGTATCACTAAGATACATTTCTAATGGAAACGCAGATTTAAATTTTTTAACTGGATCTTCACCATATAATAAATCACGAGCTTCAGAGTTGTCATTAGGAAGATAAAATGAATCAAAGCCCATTATTTTAATGGACTCTACAATGATATCTTCAATTACTCTTTGTTCGGCTAAAGAGTTATAATTATTAAAATAGTTACTGGTTGCGATTTTAGGTACCTATCTTTCGGTTTAATGCAGATAATCTCATTTTCTCTTTTGTTTTCAATGAGCACATTCTACCAGTTCGGAGTTTGGCTTTTTCACTAAGCTTCTTTTTGGTTTCATCTGACATCTTATAACCCTTTTTGGCGGCACTTATTTTTTCTTTAGTTTTTTTGGATAAACTCCAAGTTTTACCTTTTGCGTTTTTATTACCAATTTTATTTTTATTAAATTGTTCTATTTTTTCATTTCTTTCAACTTCTGAAAGATTGTTCCATTTTTTTTTGTTTATTTTGGATAAATGTTCTTTAGATTTTGGATTATTTAAATAATATTGTTTCATTCTTTCACTATTGTTTTTTCTTTGTTCTTCGGTTGGTTTCCATCCCCAAGAACCTTCGCCACCATCTGTTTCATTATATCCATTATTTTTAGTATCTAGTGTTTTAATCCAATGTTTTTCTTTTTCAAACAATTCTTCTTTGTTATTAGCGTTATCAATCTCATATACTATAAAGTTGTCTATACCATCTTTGAGCATAGCATTGTGTAAATGACATTTATTTTTACTTCTTGTTAATTTTTTATGTTGTTTGAATCTTCCGTTTATTTCACCTCTGGTAACTCCAACATATTTTTTACCATTTATCTTATTCTCTATACAATAAACTTTCATAACTTACTCCTTTTATTTTTATTTATAATAAAAGGAAATTTGAGCACCATTGGATTAGTTCATGAACCATTCCAGCGGACTTCCGTATTCCACTTGCATCTCCGCTTCTAATTTTTCAATCTCAGCAACTGCTTCTTCAAAAATTTTATCACCATTTAATGTGACGCCACCAGGTAATTGTAAGCCTGAAAATTTCTTTAAATTATTACCCCAAGTTCTTTTGATTAAAGCGGTGGCATATTCTTTTAACCAGCGATCATTCCATACTTTATTATACACTTCTGGATTGATATTAGCATAAGCTTCGGCAACTACCACAGTACCAGCTGGAGCTTCTGTTTCTCCCCATGCCCAATCAATATACAGCCTTTGAGTATGTCTTTGGAATCGAATAGGAACTTCTCCAGTAAACATTAGTTCTAGAGAGCGTAGATGCTGTTGAGTTAAGGTATAATTGACGTATGATGCGGAGGTGAAGTCGTAAAGCTCATTTAAACGTAGTTGATATCTTAGGTCAAACATATTGATATTTGCCTGAGAGTCGGTAACTGGAAAGATACGAGAAATACCAACTATTTCCATGGCGTTGTTACCAGAATCTTTTACATCACTTAAATCAATATATTTTTGACTTATGTCTGTGGTATCAACCCTTTTGATATAATAGATTTTTTGTAGACCATCAAAATGATAGTCTTGCCAGTATTGTAGAGCATCGTCAATCCTGTCATCAATTTGATCATCATCGAGATTGATTTCAATGACCGGAAAACCAAGTCTACGGAGGCAATAATCTTTAAAAGTGGCTCTGTTAGTTACGGCAGGCATCGTTATCTCCTATAATGGATATATTTATGCCTTCATCCATTTAAGTTTTTATGATATAAGGTCTATGGTCCTTAGTTCTTGGACTGTGGATTTTGAATCAATTTCAGTATACTTATCAGATTCCCAATCAAAACAGGCTTGAACATGATTAATAACTTGATTTACAATAACTTCCAAATCTGATTTATTTAAAGTATAAAACTGATTATCAAATTTCCAATTAGCTGAATAAGAACTATCTGCTGAAAATAATGCTGTCGAATAACTTATTCTAGACTCTCTATTAGTATCAATTGTAATTATTTTACCATTAATCGTTTTTGTAATTGGACTAGTTTCCATTTCCCAACGAGCATTTGATATCAACTTTTTTAAATTTTCTTTAACTTTTTCAGCAGATAATTCTTGTGTACCATAAGCACCAACATAATAGCCATCCACAAAAGAATATTCCGGTCCAATAAGAATTTCAAACAAAGGATTAACTTCTGGATATTCTGCAAAAAAAGTTAATACCAATTTAACAGAAGAATTAATATTTAAATTTTCTGTGATAGGTTCATCAGGTAATGAATATTCAATATCTAAATTGACTAATTGTTCTTGAAAATATTTTTTATTCCAATCACCAATTGGTCCTGCTACAATTTGATTATTGTTGAGTAAAGTATAATTTGCCATTATGCAATATTTCCAATGTTAGTTGAACCTAAAGAAGTGACAATAAAATTAGAACCCAAAGCAGCTGTAACAGTACCTGAAGAACAAGTAACGTTTAATTGTAGTCTACAATCAGCAGAAGGAACCACAAAACCTTCAATAATTGCCACATTAATTGAATTATTTGTAAGAGAAGCCGATGCAGTGGAGTTGGTTGTTGCAGAAGCAACTGTTGAAATGGATGCCATATTGGTTACAGCAGCCAATACTTGACCTTGCACATATGTAACCGCATGTGCATGTAAGTTAGTAAATGTTCCTGTAGAAGGTGTAAAACTATATGTTACTGTTCCTGCTGTCGCTTTTTGAAAAACTAAAAAATATTTAAAATGGTGCCATTGACCGTTTTGTAAAGCGGGTCGAATTGTATTGGTAAAAAAAGCACCACCAGAAGCAACTGAAGCGTTAGCGGCTAATCTTCCAAATTGTGGAGAAAGAACGATACCACGGCCTTGACCGGCTGTAGTGTTTGCTGTATGAAAATAAAGATTTCCAGTAAATTCAACAGAACCGGAAGATGCAGTTGTTAAATTGGCACCAGGAGAAAAATTTAATGGAGCAACAGTTAGTGTTCCGGAACTCATCTCAATAGTATTTGCAAATAATGTTTTGCCAACTCCAAGACCACCTGTAACAACCAAAGAACCAGTTGAATTTGATGAAGAATCTGTAGAATCTGTCACATATATTTGAGAAGTATACAAATTTCCTGTAATACCCGCACCACCAGTAACTCTTAGAGAACCGGTTGAATTTGATGTTGCAGCAAAAGGAGTAGTATTTCCTACAACCAACACGCTATCAATGTTGGTATTTCCGTATACTCTTGTTCCTGATAATAATAGTGCCATGTTTGTTTACTCGTTTAGATTAACTATTTATTGGTTAAGTGTATCTATATTTCAAAGCATTGTAATTGTGTTGAACTAGGTCCGATGATAATTTTTTGTTATATATTTGTATTGTTGCTATTTTACCATTAAACAAACTAGGACCTCCAGTTTCTCCCATCCACGCAAAGTGCTTAGCCATTGTGGTGCCTTCAATACCAGTTAATGGCACAGATACACCACCACCGCCCGCTGAAGTGCTACTGACTGATTGTAAAACACCATCAACATAAATTTCAAAGTCTGTGTTAGGATCAACATTTCCAGAAGCTCTATTAAAAGTTGCTAAAACATAATGCCATTGACCATCATTAAAAGAACTATTGGTACAAACCGATTCTAAAGCACCGTCTGTATCAGCCGCAAAGAAAAGTCGACCTGCTGAAGCAGTACCTAGAGATCCACTTGCATTAATATAAGGACTTAATCCAAGCGTAAGACTTTTGCCAGAAGTACTTGCTACTCCTCGGTTTTGTACCAACACACCATCAGCATTAGTTGCTGTAGTACTAAACCAAACACCAATACTATAAGATATTACATTAGTTTGATTATAATTTGTAGTAACATACTGTGTTGATCCATTAAAATTTAAATAACCAGAATTTAATGAACTATATGTTGGAGATCC